AAATCTATATTTAGTATGTGCAAATACACCATCAATTGATATATCATGTATTATTCCAATATTTTTACTAGAATCTATCACTAATGCTTTATTTGCAACAGCTATTCCTGGTGTTACATCAGTTATTGTATTCTCAGTATTTCCTTGTGTTAAAGCATTTAAACTTGATTCTATAGTTGCTATACTTAAATCAACTCTTGTTGCTCTTGAAGTTAAATCGGTAACATTAGTAAGTAAAAGATTAACACTAATATCTGTATTTACTAATGAATTTGATAGTTCATTTATTAAATTAAAATGATTATTTGATGTTTCAGCTAATGCATTTAAACTTAATTCTATATTATTTGCTCTTAATATATTTGTAGTTATTTGATTTGATGAAATATCTCCACTTGTTATTAAATTCCCGCTATTATCAAATGTATATTTAGTATGTGCAAATACACCATCAATTGATATATCATGTATTGTTCCAATATTTTTGCTAGAATCTATCACTAATGCTTTATTTGCAATGGCTATTCCTGGTGTTATATTAGTTATAACATTAATTTTATCATCTAAAGTATTTAAACTAGAATCTATATTCTCTAATTCAGATGATAAAGCATTTAAACTTAAATCTATATTTGTTGCTCTTAATGTATTAGTAGTTATTGTTTCTGAAGATAAACCTATATTTGATTCAAAATATTCTAGGGTTTGGTTTTGATTATATTTATATATAAATTTTTTTTTATCACTGTCAGTATTATTTACATTAATTAGTATACCAGCACCATCTGCTTCTTCAGGACTAGTTGCACTACTAGCTAATAAAATGATTCCGCTAATATCTACTCTAGAAGAATTTATAGTGGTAGTTGTGCCCAGTACACTTAAGTTTCCATTTATTTCAACTAATCCAGTATTATTATCATGGCCCGAAGGATCGATTGTTAGTGTTTCACTGCCATATATTACCCTGGTTGCACTATCGCCAGTAATACTGGCGCCACTAGTGATATTACTGTATGTTACTTCACCTGTTGCTAAATTATAATATAAGGTATTTGATTTAATCCCTTCATTTATTCCTTTTATTATAAAATTTCCAGATACATCTAAATTTTTATTTAAAGTTACATCTCCATTAATAATTAATTCTTCGTCTATGCTAACTGTGCTATTAAAATTTGCATTTTCATTAACTGTAATTGTTTGAAAAATGCCATCTGCAGTATTAGGTATACTAGTATTATCATTAATTAATAAATCAGCAACAAATGAATTAATATTGGATTTGATACCTCCTTGAGTGGATATTACTTGGACTGCCGCATTAGACATAGTTTTATTATAATATAATTTAATAAAAATATTAATTAAAAAATTAATTAATAAGTATCTATAATCTTTCTATGGATGAAAATATTATAAATAAACTAAATAAGTTATATGAAACAAAAAATATACCAAATATTATATTTCATGGTGGAAATTTAACTGGAAAAAAAAGTTTATTAGAATATTTAATAAATATGATATATAAAACAAGTGAAAATATAAAAAATTATGTGTTGATTATTAATTGTTCGCATGGAAAAGGAAATATAAAATTTATAAGAGAAAATTTAAAACATTTTGCTAATACAATTATAAATAAAGATAATAATTCTATGTTTAAATCAATAATTTTACTTAATGCAGATAAATTGACAATTGATGCACAATCAGCATTAAGAAGATGTATAGAAATATATAATCATAGCACAAGATTTTTTATAATAGTGGATAATAAATTTAAAATATTGAAGCCAATATTATCAAGATTTAGTGAAATATATTGTAGTAAAAAGATAAATGTAAATAATAATGAAAAAAAAATAAATGATTTTTTTTTAAAGAAGATTTATTATTTAAATAAATTTATAGTTTTTGATGATTCTGTAATAAATTTAAGTTATTCAGATAAAATAATTTATATATTAAATTTAACAAATAAATTATATAATAATGGATTTACAGGAAATATGTTACTTTATTATATAAAAAATCGATTACCAGATTGTAAAGAAAAATATAAGTTTATATTTGTTTTAAATATATATAAAAAAGAAATAAGAAATGAATTATTGATAATAATGTTTTGTTTAAATTATATATATTTTCGTAATAATATCAATTTAGAAAATATTGGTTTTATTTAAATAAAATGGATGATTATAATTTGAATACTATAACTGAATCTAAAAATGAATGGTGTGCTAGATTAGTAAATATTTTAACTCCATGTTTTATTGAAGGTATTAAATCAGTTTTTGATGAATCATTCAAGATGTGTATAGATAATGATGAAGAAGAAAAATATTTAATGACTTTTCAGAATTTATTAAATAATATACCAAAATGGAGTTCAGAAATTGTAAATATAGAAAAAGAAAGAATATTAATGAGTAGTTGTTGTAATTATTTAGAGGATTTACTAACTTGTGTTCATATAACACAATTAAAGTCATTAACATCATCAAGGGTTGGATTAAAGCAAAAAAAAGTAGATATAGATATACCCAATTTGAATAGTTTTATTCATAAAGCATATATTAATGTTGCTAGAAAATTATATATAAATGTTTATTTATTTGAAAAAGACATATTACCTTTACAGATTCAGAAAAATAATAGAGAGTTAGAAATTATTGTAAAAGAATGTATTTTAAATACAATAAGAGAGAATATTCCAGTTGAAAATATATTAAGAATTTATTTAGATGAAACATTAGAAACTGATGTTCAAGTTGAAGAAACTAGAGAAATAATAGCAGATGAAGAAATGATAAAAAAACAAGCAAAAGAAGCTAAAGAAAAAGAATTGGAGAAAGCTAAACAAGATGTAATAGAAAAAATAAAACAAGAAAATAAACAAAATTTAAGTGAAGCAATTAAAAATGCAAACAAATCATTTAATAATGATGATGAAATAGTGTCAAAAAAAATAGATGAAGAAAGAAGTGAAAAAGATATTATTGATTTTGAAACAGATGATGAAGATATAAATCCTAAATTAAATTTAGAAAATAAACATGATGATAATTTAGAATTAGATATAAAAACTTTAGATAATAATGACCCAGATGAATTAGATTTACAAACTTTAGATATTAAAGGAGATAATGTTTCAATGGATTTAGATATTATGGAATTAAAATAATTCGTTAATTTAACTTTAATTCATTTATAATAGTAAATTATAAATGAATCAAATATTGACTTCATCGGTAATTAGTATCATATATTTTGTTTTAAAATTTATTGAAATGAGATTTATATTAAAAGAAAATAGACCATTAAAAGATTTATTTAAGGACACAGTTTTAGTTTTTATTGCAGCAACATTATCTTTAATAATTTTAGACCAATTTAATTTAAATGAATTAATTGGAAATATTAAAACTTCTCCATCAGTTTTTGTAAGTAAACCGGATTTTTAATATAAGACTGGTAAATTATCGATATTAAAAATTGCTGATTGATTATTAATTTTCTTTTTGGCAAGTAAATATTTTTCAAAAAGAGATTTTTTTATAACATTTTGAGGCTTATGATTATGCACTGTTCTGGCAATCATTTTATATAATTTAAAGTCTGGATATCTTTCAGAACCATTATTTTTATATAAAATGTTTTTATTTGAATCATCAAATACCCATTCAACCATAATTTTTTTAATTGGTGACTTTAATTTCTTTATATCATCTATATCTTCAATGAAATAATCAAATAATGAACATCCTAATCTACATAAATCAAAACTAAAATTTGGTTCTAATCTTGGTTTATATTCATTAAAATAAGGTTCTGTATTATATTGGGTATGTGCATCTCCATCAGCCGCATAACTATCACTGCAAATTATATTACCTTTATATTTGTAAATTGCTCTACCAAAGTCAATTATTTTATAAATTTTACCAAATGTAGGTATTTTATAATGTTTATTATCATATTTGTAATATAAATATTTTTTTTCAGTTTTATTATAAACAATATTATTTGTGTGCAAATCATTATGAGTAAAGTGATAAACTTTTTGGTATGTAATTAAAGTAAATATTATTTGAGATATAATAGATTCCCATTCATCATCTTTAATTTTGTTATTGATTATATAAGAATCTAAAGTATCATCACAGCATTCTAATGCTATTGTTTGCACTGGAAATTTTAAAATATTAGCAAATATTTCTTCTTCTTCTTCTTCTTCATCGGTTTCATCATTAGTGCTGTTATCTTCTTCAGAGTCTTCGTTTATACTAGATTCAGTATTGGAATATCTAGAAGAACAAGATGATTCACTTTCATTTTGTTCATTAGTTTTTATTTTTTTTTTATTAATATTTTTTTCAGTTAAATTTGTTTCTTGTGTGTATTCAATTTCTAAATTATTGTTGTTTGTTGTGGTATCAATATTTAATTTGTTGTTAATCAAGTCGTCTATACCTAATTCTTCATCGTCTATATTTTTTGCATCAATAATAAGTGGTTGTTTATATTTTTTTGTGTTACTAAAATAATTTTTATGATTATTATTTTCTTGAATTGTAAATAATAAATTATTATTTTTATGAAAAAATTCTGAATCATCTAAATATTCTAAATCATCTTCTATATCTATAATAAAATTATTTTTTATACCTAAGAAAGAACCATAATAATCTATACCATTAACAAAGTCATATTTATTTAATAATAAACTAGATAAAAAGGAGAAGAACCCATCGGTATAAGCAGAATTATTAATATCTAATATTTTTTTATTAACATTTTGATTATTAGAAAATTTAGGTAATTCAAAAATATTATCTTCATATTTTCCAATCATATATTTTACGGGATCGACTAAAGGACCATATTTTAAAAATATTTTTTTATCAATTACATTATTACTATCATCAATAATTGTTCCATTAAATTTTGAGTAACCTAATTTTTCAGTTATTGAATTTAATTTGTATTTATTATTTAAATTTATAGAATTATAATTATTTTCATTTAAATTAAAAAAAATATTATAAATAGGTATATAATTTTGTAAATTATATATATGCACTAATTTTTCATCAGCCAATTGATTGAATAAATCATTATTTTTATTTTTTTTATAATTTAATTCCATTATTTAAATAATAATAAATATATTTCTAAATTCTAACGATTTTGTTTATTATTTTTGCGTATATTAAATAAATAAATATTTAGTAATATTTATTAAGTATGACTTTAGAATTAAAAAAATTTGAAATGAAATCTATTAGTTTTAAGCCTGATGAAAATAAAGGACCAGTTATAGTTTTAATAGGTCGTCGTGATACAGGTAAATCTTACTTAGTTAGAGATTTATTATATTATCATCAAGATATTCCTATTGGCACAGTAATTAGTGGCACTGAAGCTGGAAATGGATTTTATAGTGAACATGTTCCTAAATTATTTATTCATGATGAATATAATTCGGCAATTATAGAAAATATTTTAAAAAGACAAAAAACAGTATTAAAACAAATAAAAAAAGAATTAGAAGTTTATAAAAAATCTAATATTGATCCGCGTGCTTTTGTTATTTTAGATGATTGTTTATATGATTCCAGTTGGACTCGTGATAAAATGATGAGATTATTGTTTATGAATGGTCGTCATTGGAAAATGATGTTAATTATTACTATGCAATATCCTTTGGGTATTCCTCCAAATTTGAGAACTAATATTGATTATGTATTTATTTTGAGAGAACCATATATTTCAAATAGAAAAAAAATATATGAAAATTATGCTGGTATGTTTCCAACATTTGAATCATTTTCTCAAGTTATGGATCAATGCACTGAAAATTATGAATGTTTAGTGATAAATAATAATGCAAAAAGTAATAAATTAAGTGAACAAATATTTTGGTATAAAGCTGATTCTCATAAATCTTTTAAATTAGGTTCTAAAGAATTTTGGGATATATCTAAAACTATGGATTCTGATGATGATGAAGAAATTTATGATCCAAATACCAGAGAAAAAAAGAAAGGTCCTAAAATTAATGTTCGTAAAAGTAAGTGGTAAATAAAAATATATATTTATATTTATATTTATCTCTGTCTAATCATGCCAATTTACAAAGGTGGCATCCATCCAATTTATATTTGTCTATAATGGCTAATTTACAAAGATCCAATTTAACTTCAACATGATATAGTCTTTCAAGTTCATCAATTGTTAGTTATGAAAATATAATAGATAATACTATAGATTTTCTCAATAAAACTAACTACCTGATTATTATATTTATTATATTTATTATATTTATTATATTTATTATATTTATTATATTTATTATATTTATTATATGTTATATGTTATATAGATTTTTTAGAAATACTTATCCATTAGAAACTACATATAATAATATATTATTTAGTAAATATACTAATAGATTTATAGAAAGTTATAGTAAACAAGCTTTTAAATATACTTTGCGAAATAAATTATCTAGGATAAAAACTATAGATGATTGTGTAAAGTTATTACAAATGTTTGAAACAACTGATGAAATGTGTGAAAATATAATAAATATATTTCATAAATTCAATCCAAGTGAAAATGAATTACAAAAATTTTCTTTAATATATCAAGAATATCATAATAATATAGATAATAAAGGTTTTGCTGCCAGCACATTATGGTTTTGTATAATACAATGGATAAATGAATTTCAAAAATTAAAAAATTGTGCTATTCCCACTTTAAATTCAGTAGGAATTGAATTAGTTAATTTTAATTAGATTTTATCTATCTTATCTGAAACACATTTCATAACTTGTATTTTATTTTGTTTATTGTTTTCTTTATAATCATAAAAACAATTATGGGTTTCTGGTAATCTGTGTATTTTACAATATATTTTTTTACATTTACAAGCATAATTTACTAACTTTAATTTCCGGTTGCAATATTCAAAAGCACAATAATTATTATCATTATCTTTATCCTTATCTTTATCTTTATCTTTATCTTTATCTTTATCTTTATCCATTAAATAATTAGTATCTTTATCTTTTTCTTTATCCATTAAATAATTATTATATTTTTAATAATAATTATTTCAATTTTTTGTTTTTTTTGTTTTTTTTGTTTTTAAAGAATAAATTATTTTAATAAATCACAAATAGATAAAAGTATTATTTGTAAAGAAAATTAATCTATATTTTTTGGGTCATCATTTTTATCAGATGAAACTAGTGATTCCATTCCATCGGCTATAGTATCTAATTTTTCTTTTTCTTTTTGTCTTTCTAATATTTCTCCAATTCCATGGTCATTATTTTTATCTAATACTACATTATTACCATCAAATAATTCTTTACGTAAATCGGCAGTTGATACATCATCATTTTCTCCATCACCAAATAATAAATTTTTACCCGGAACATCCATTCTATCAGCATTAATTAGATTTCCATCTTCATCAATAGATTGCATTAATTTATTACCTTCTTTTTGTGCTTTAGCAATATTTTCTTCAATTGCTTTTCTTTTTGTTTCTTTTACCCTTTTGTTAAATTCCTCTTTATTAGTTTCATCATTTTCTTTCTTTTTACACATTAATTCATTTAGTTCTTTTTCTAAATACTCAACTTTCCCTGTTTTATAAGCTTCAGGATGGAATGGCATCCATAAACCAACTTGTCCTACATATACATCATGATTTGGGTCATTTTCTCGTAACATTTTACATCGCATTTCGGCTTCCTCTTGAGAACCAAATGTTCCTCTAATTTTAATTCCGCGAGTATTTGTTTGGAAATTATGTAGTTCACTGAATTCTTCCTGTAATTTTTTTTCAGAATTGTCGATAAAACTTTTATAATCATCTTCAATAGTAGTATTAATTAATTTATTTTTTTCTTCAATAACAAATTCTTCTAGATCTTTAGAAAGTTTATCAAAATCTAAACTATATTTATAACTTAAAAAATTTAGAAATTGTGTATATTTATCAAGTGACTTTTTAAAATCAAAATGTTTTAAAAACTTTTCAAAGTAAAATAGATGTTTATCTTTTAAAATATCTTCAGGGGAAACAAAACTTAAACAAACATATTTTTGTCCTGCTATAGGCTTATCTTCATCTAATAAATCTATATATTTAGAATCTTTAGAAATTTTGACTTTATCCTCTTTTACTTTAGCATTTTTTTTTGTAGACATATTATATTTAATTTACTTAATTATAATTTTAAGTTATTTTTTTAATAATAACAAATTATTATTTTTTTTAATAATAACAAATTATTATTTTTTAATAATAA